ATAGGATTTTTTTTATTAAGACAATAGTTGATTAATGAATACCCTTCTCTATAAGGTGTGACCGAACAATCAACATAATTCTATTGGAGTTTCCTATAAATAACTTCACAATCAAACAAGGAGAAAAAAAGAATGGCAAATTCAAAACTTTTGAAAGAAGCAATTGCTGATGCTAAAGCTGTTAAAGAAACTGCATTAGCTAACGCAAAACTTGCGCTTGAAGAAGCTTTCACTCCAAGACTTCAATCTATGTTATCTCAAAAAATGAGAGCAGAAGCTGAAGCTGAGGATATGGATGCTGAAAAAGTAGACGAGGAATTAAGTTCAGATGGTATCGGTTCTAAAGTAGAAGCTGGATACGCTGAAACTCCTGGTGCACAACCATCTTATGATGCAGATACTGATTTATCAGTAGGTGTAGCTAAAGATAGTGGTAAACCAGAACAAGCTGGTACAGACTACACTAAAGTAGCTGATATCAATGAAGAAGAATAAAACCCTTTTGCTGACCAAGAAGGTGACAAAGATGCAGAGATTGCAGAATTGAAAGCTAGATTGGCAGAATTAGAAGGAGAAGATTCTGAGGAAGAAAATCCTTTCGCACAAACCGAAGGAGATGATGAAATGGGCATGGATGACATGGGTATGGATTCAGACGAAATGGGTATGGACGATATGGGAATGGAAGATGATTCAGAAGATGATAACACATTAGAGGCTATCATTAGAGAATTAGAAGCAGCAATGGATGGTGAAGGAGACGAGGAAGTTTCAGAAGAGGAAGAAGAAAACCCATACGCAGCTAATGAAAATTTAGCAGATGGTTCAGAAGCTGGAACTGACAAAGGAGAAACTCCTAAAGTTGTTGTAACAAACGAAGCTGAAGAGGAAGATAGCGAAACTATCGATTTGGAAGAAATTCTTCGTGAAATGGAAAGTGATATGAAAGGCGATGACGCTGAAGAAAAAGACTCTGCAACTGCACAGGATTTACAAGAAGCTTACAAAACTATCAAATCATTACAAAGAACTATCAACGAAGTTAATTTGTTAAACGCAAAATTATTATTCGCTAACAAATTGTTCAGAGCTCATAATATGACTAACGAACAAAAAGTTAAAGTAATTGAAACTTTAGATAGAACTAAATCAGTAAGAGAGGTTAAATTGGTATTCTCTACATTAGCAGAGAACTTCAAATACACTTCATCTAACAAAATCGCTAAAAAATCTATTACAGAAGGTATTGCAAGTAAAGTAGTTAAATCAACTGCTCCAAAAGCGGCTAAGCAAGTAATTGCAGAAAGCACTGAATTATCTGATAGATTTAAGAAATTAGCAGGTATTTTAAAATAATTAATCACAAAAACACAAAGGACATAAAATGGACTTAAAAAAATTAATGAACGGCGCTAACCCACAAAGCGTAATGCTTGAACAAACTAGAGGTTTGAAAGGTAAATGGGAAAAAACAGGATTACTTGAAGGAGTAGGTTCTGAAACTACTAAGCATGGTATGGCAGTAATGTTAGAAAACCAAGCAAAACAATTATTAGATGAGGCTACAAGAACAGGTACAAACTCTGGTTCAGAAGAGTGGGCTGGTGTTGCATTACCATTGGTAAGAAGAATCTTCGGTTCTATCGCAGCGAAAGAATTCGTTTCGGTTCAACCAATGAACTTACCATCAGGTCTTATTTTCTACATGGATTTCAAATATGGTTCAAACCCAGCTGGTAATCCAAACTTTACAGGTTCTTCATTATTCGGTAATGGTGGAACTTTCGGTAAAGATTCATTATCTCCATCAGGAAACAAATTGGGTTCTACTCAATTAACAGAAGGTGGTTTATACGGAGCAGGACGTTTCGGATACACAATCAATAACGCTACTGCTGCTATCACTGCAACTGTTGCATCTGCATCTTTGGGTGATATTGATTATGATTTATCTAACGCTACTGTTTCTGCATCTTACGCAGCAAACACATTGAAAAAAGTAACTGTAGCATTACCTGCTGATGCTGATTTCAATGGTATTAGAGCATTCGAATTAACATTAGCAACAGGTTCTAACTTGGCTTACTTCCCACAATATACAACTAAAAACGGAACAAACGTTGAGTTCGTAGTAAGTGGAACAGGTACAGCTCCAACTGTTGGTTCATCGTTAGCATACCACGTTCAACCTACCGATATCACAAGAGGTGATTTCGAAGATAGAGGAACTGATTTGGCTATTCCAGAAATCGAATTAGAATTGAAATCTGAGCCTATCGTTGCTAAGACAAGAAAATTAAAAGCAATCTGGACTCCTGAATTGGCGCAAGATTTAAATGCATACCACTCTGTTGATGCAGAAGCTGAGTTGACTCAAATGTTATCTGAATACATCTCATTAGAGATTGATTTAGAAATCTTAGAGATGTTACAACAAAACGCTTTCACAACTGAATACTGGTCTGCAAAAGTTGGATACGATTGGAACGGAAACGGATTCTCTATCGATTCTAACGCTGCTGCAGCATCTGCTTACCAAAAGAACACTTGGTTCTAGACTTTAGGTATTAAATTACAAAAAGTATCTAACAAGATTCACCAATTAACAATGAGAGGTGGAGCTAACTTCGTAGTAGTTTCTCCAAACGTTGCAACTATCTTAGAATCTATGAACGGATTCTCTGCTAACCCAGGTAAAGATGCGTTGACTTTCGCAGCAGGTGTAACTAACATTGGTTCTATCTCAAATAGATACGATGTTTATAAAAACCCTTACATGACTGAGAACGTAATCTTATTAGGTTTCAAAGGTTCTAACTTCTTCGAAACAGGAGCAGTTTACGCACCATATGTACCATTGATTATGACTCCATTAGTGTACGACCCGACTAACTTCACTCCAAGAAGAGGAGTTATGACTCGTTACGCTAAGAAAATCGTAAGACCAG